CTAGGTACAGGTGCTTCAATAGAGAACAAAGATAGTTTTCTACCGATAGATGGAGTAAAGGTAAATGTGATTTGATTACCATCAAAAGCAAAGTCTACTTTTGGAGTTAGTAGTCTACCACTGTAGATTGCAATAATATACTCATCAACAACAGGAGTATATGCTGCACTATTTCTAGTTACTGCAAAACGAGTTTTTTCTTCATCGAATGAAGCAGAAATATCATCTAGAGAGAGGATTGGATTGTCATTAAAACCATTCTGATATTGAATAGTTGTAGAAACTAAATCATCAGCAATACTTCTTTCTCTAGGAGCTACAGCAAATACAATTCTATTACCTTCAACAGTATAGTCAGTTTCAGGAATTAAAGTTTCACCGTAAACCGTAACAATTAAGTGTGCTGCACTAGGTGGTGCAACAGGAGAGTCTTGAGAAAGTAATGCAAAGTCTCTCGTAGTGCCGTCAAACTGCTCTGCAATATTTTGAAGACCAATCCACTTTAATTTTACTTCCTCGTAAGAAATACCAGGACTAAGTGCTATAGAAGGAGATTGGAATGCTCTTTCATAGAAAATAACTTCATCGTCGATAAGAATCGATCCATCTCGATCTAAGAATCTATCAACGTTTTCAAGAACAATAGTGTCTGAAGTTGCTGTGACATCATCAACAACTTTAGTCTCACCGCCAAGGATTCTTACATCCAGGTTATCAATATTAAGATAATTTAGGAATTGATTCAGAATATTCTGACCAAGACCAGTTTTTTCTTGAGACTTATAATAGTACTCTAAGAATTTATTGAATAGCGGAAAATTATCCTCAATGTACTGGGGAGTCTGTTCCGTTGAGGCTAAAGAGACTTTATTGACGGTCATTTGTTACTTCAAAAACAGGTGAGTCCTGAGAGGTCGCCAGGTGCATCGATATCGGGAAGCTCAATAACAGATGGGGTTTCTGTGAAGATATCTGGCGTAAGACTATTTAGTGGGATACTGGAAGGTGGTGTTGTGCCAATTGGAGCAACTGTGATAGTGGGCACAATGATTTCGATGATAGTTCTTGGATCTGGTGATGGGACTGTCGTAGTATTGTCAGGAATAATCTGGACAGGTACCTGATAATCATCATCACCACCTCCACCAGGAGGATCTACAATTGTGACAGGTCCAAAACAAACTTTACCAGATCCATAATCTACTGTGCCTGCGTTATCATTGATAACAACCTGCCTATTACCAGTATCCGAATAGATTTGTAGTTTACCTTCACCATCATCTTCAAAATATTGAAGGACACCAGGATTTTCTGCAGTATAAAAATGACCTGATCTAACTACAGGTGCTTTTTTACATCCTGATCCATCACCGCCTGTATTACCGCCATTGCCTGATCCATCACCGTCAGAGCCATCGCCATCTCCACCACTAGGATTACTGTCATAAAGTTGATTTCCAGTAGATCCGCAATAAGTGTTAGTTTCACCTTTTACAATTGGCAGATATAGCAATGTTGATATCTGAGTAGAAACATCGGCAATGTTTTTATCAGATAATGTAATAGCGTTTTCAAATTTAGTTTTACTAAATGTGCCGTTAAAATTATTGATTGTAGAATTTTGTGTATAGTTATTGATAGCTTCTTGAGCATTTGCTGCAATTTTATCAATATCTCTACTAGAAGTTTCTGTATCGTATGTAATGAAAAGTTTGGGGTAGATATACATAACTTTCGCATCTTCGATTACTGGTTCGATAGATGCCATAGCATATCTTCTAAGTCTCTGAGAAAGAGACTTCTTAGTTGCATCGTTTAGATCAGTGCCAGTCTTAGTTCTGATAGCAATGAAAACTTTTCCGTAGATGGGAGGATCTAACTCGTCACCACCATATGCAACAACATTCTTAGCGTTATCGTAAATGGTTTTTAGAATGACTTCATAATCCTGTGCTGTAACCGCTCTATATTGGGCAGCATACGCCTTTGGAGCGTTATACTTGATAGACTCTACAGTTTCGGGATCATCGCCATCCTGCGCCCCATGAGTGAGGGTAAATATCGCATCATTTGATGCATATGATTGACCATTACTATCAGTAAATTTACCAATAAATTGGAATGAAGATATCTCGTTTGCTGCTTTACCATTAGTGACAAGATATTCAAATTCAATAACCTCACCATCAACCAACTTTCTACCGATAACACCATCACCAAAGGTCAATTCATATCTCATATCTTCAGTTTCACTGATAAAGTAAACTCTATCAGTAGCAGTAACTTCAGTAATATTAGTTACTCTATTGTAAGTATCTGATGTTGTGCTGGTTGCGTTAGCAAATACACTGACCTTTAGTGTATTGATATCAGCATCAGAACTAGGAATAACAAACTTCTGTTTAACAAAGTTATTAACAGTATATCTAAATGTGATGATACTGCCCTCTCTCATCTTTAGAGGACCAAATTTAGCAATACCTGTAGATGGATCAGTGGTAACTGTAACAGGATCCAATCTATTCCAAGTATAAGTGCCACCCTGAGCTACTGGACCTGATGTAAGAGTAACGTTGTTTGGATATGCACCTGCAGTTTGAGTAGTTTGGAGCTCTAAATTAAAACAAGCAGTTGCTGCTGTAACCGACTTAGGAACGTAGTTAAACGCTTTTACAATATTGACGATATTGTCTCGGACGGAAGCAGAATCCAAAAATGCTTCATTCATAGACATATTTGCCATGAATGAAGAGTAGTATGTATTATATGCTAATACATCAATTAGATAGGATAATCCAGATCCTTCAAACTCGTAGTCCGTAAACTCGTCTCTAGTTTGAAGATAACTTTTGATTGAAGACTTAATATCTTCAAAATCCAGTAACGTTAAATTAGTGGGTAGCATTACGGTCTCTGTAATACGAATTGAATGGTTTCTGTCACAGGAATACCAATGATTTTATATTCCAAAGTCACATCGACAGCGTTGTTGTCATAATCTGCCTTGCATTTCAAGTCAGTTACTGTGACCCTTTTCTCATAGTTCTTAACTGTATTTAGGATCTCTACCGAAAGTGCATCAATAAGGAATGCATCCAATGGCTCAAAGAGCATAGTATAAATTCTAGATCCAAAAGTAGGATCAAATAGTTTTTCTCCAGGAGAAGTTAAAACAATATTCCGTACAGACTGTTTGATTGCTTCTGCATTTTTGACTACAGAAATATCCTTAGTAAAGGAATTTTTAAAGAAATTCATAGGAATGTCTTTAAATGTCCTTGACTTTTTATAATCAACTCCTGATATTTCTCTGAGTGCCATTCAATTGATAGTATTACCCTCAATTTATTTATCAGCGTACACAAAAAAAGACACCCGAAGGTGTCTTTGAATTATTTTCCTTGACCGCGATAACGCTTTTTAGCACTATTACGACTGGTAGCAGCATATTTGGTATGCTGACCTGCACCTTGTCGTGTTTTTTTCGGGGTCGATTCGATCATGTTGCCGCCACCCATGAGTGACCTTTTAATCTTTGCCATAATTAAATTCCTATAGTGACAGTTGGTGCGCCTACAGCGATTGTAGATAAGCATGGAGGACCCAGTGGGTCCTGTTGTCTACAAGCACGCTTACCATTGATCCAGACGCTCTTTGTGGTTGCTTTAGCGATTCTAGTATGTGCTCCACCATTTGCAAAGTCTTCAGCGGTTAAATCTGCTGTTGGACATGGTTTAGGTGGCGGAGGCGATTTACATACAAATGCAACTAATTGTGTGCATACCGACTTGTGTGGCATCAAAATATCCGCATCTAGAATAGGTGCGATACCTTCAATCAAAACAGTAGGTGATACTGGTTGAAGTGGTGCCAAAAGTTGAGGTAACCAGTGATTTGTTGCATCCATTGCAGCAACAGGTTTTTTAGGGACTGCTTTGCATGGTGTGCCACAAGAAACAGTAGCATGGATATTCGCAGGAATACAAACACCATGACCTGTGCAAGTTCCTCTATAAATTGCTGCTGGTAGTCCTCCTGATGCTGACATAGTTTACTACGCTCCTGGATAAAAGTCAAATGGGTTTCCGTATGCTTCAACAGCACTACCATATGTATTCGCAGATCTAGTGAAATTGTGTCGAATCAATAAATCACCGTTGATTTCCCAATTTCTGCATCCAGGTCCCAATACAGGAGATAATGTATAAGTGAATGTTTCGGTATTCCCTTCAGAATCTGTTGATGATGAATCTGGTGTTTGTGT